GTTGAGGTTGTTAACAACAGCCCCACCCGTGGCACTTCCTTGATGCGAAGCTGACCACAACTTCTGCGCAACAGCACTATCAGTAGCAGTTCCAGAACTTGAAATGGTATTATATTGCCAGAAAAATGGTGCACTTAAAGGAGCATTAGTAAGTCGTCGAACAGTTATAGAACTAAAAAGTCCAGATCCATCAGTATTAAAATTATAATGCCACTTAACTGATACACGCATACACACAAAACCACCCGCAAACCAAGTCAATGGATTCTGTTGCGAATAGTTTATCGGAAACGTCGTCGCTGGCGTTTCGACACCACTGTCAGGACAGCGGTTATCTACTATATTTGTAAGCAACGTAAAGAAAATAAATGCAATATAAAGCTAAACAAACAATCAGCCCAAGTAAAACTTAAACTGGGGTGCCACCCATGCTCGCATTATAGTACATAAAAGGAACATTCAAAAAGAAATGCAGATTAAAATCTGTTCCAATTGCAGCATAACGCTGAACAGTAGTGTTGATGACACCGCTTTGATTGGCAGGTTTGACAGTGAGTGTAATTAACTCATTGTCGAGATTACTACCGTCAAAACTGGAACCCGCCGTCCAGTTTTTCGGATTTGCCATAATGAATCTATAAGGAGTCATCATGGGGGATTCGAATGAAATCCCTGTTTGTGTGTTGAGGTTGTTAACAACAGCCCCACCCGTGGCACTTCCTTGATGCGAAGCTGACCACAACTTCTGCGCAACAGCACTATCAGTAGCAGTTCCAGAACTTAAAATGGTATTATATTGCCAGAAAAATGGTGCACTTAAAGGAGCATTAGTAAGTCGTCGAACAGTTATAGAACTAAAAAGTCCAGATCCATCAGTATTAAAATTATAATGCCACTTAACTGATCCACGCATACACACAAAACCACCCGCAAACCAAGTCAATGGATTCTGTTGCGAATAGTTTATCGGAAACGTCGTCGCTGGCGTTTCGACACCCTTTGCTGTAAACCAACCATTGGGGTCATAACCTGGTGCAGGAGGAAAACGCATAGTAAACAATTTCAATATACCAATTTTATCGGATGCTGTAATTGTTCCCCCATTACGTACTTCGTCCACAAAATGCGAACGACGCATCAGTGTTCGAACTGAGGAGACTGCCTCCCCCCAATTCACCAAGAACCGATTTGGATCAACATTTCCAGTGTCAAAAGGCTCATCTCCACCCTGCATGGTAAAGATGGACATCTGATTTGCTCGTTCCATCTCAGTTGGGTTTGCCACCTCAAAATTCTCGGCAGCACGCACAAACATCAAAATTGTCGCTGGTGCTGTATCAATCGGAGCAGACAAATTTGTCAAACACCGTACAGTAAGCAACCCATTATCTTGATTTGCAGTAGCAGTTTGCGCTGCAGACGTAGACCAAACATTAGAAGTATATTGCTTCCGTAGGTTTGACCAAGGCAATGCCTGCATATAAGGAACACGAAACTCAATTTCATCTGATTCTGCTAAATCCACAATCTTAGTGAATAAAACATTTGTCAAATCACTCGTAGTATTCGTAGCTCCAATGGGATCCCAATGGATCCTCAAACGTCCCTGGTGAAATTTTGAACAGATAACTTTAAATCTGAAAATAATATCACCACGCCAGTGTTGAAACGGTTCACACACCCACTGCAATGGAGTTTGTGCTATCGTATATGTACCAGCACCTGAAGCGGTCCCAACGTCACCGATCGCTGGCGACACAGGTATACTGAGATAAAGAGCATTCGCAGCATCAGTAGTATTCCACGTTGCTGAGGTAAAATAACTCTCACGTCCTGCTAAGTATGTAACACTCAATTCGTCAGTACCATCTAAACCACCAACAATTTTGGGGTCAATTGATAGCTCTGCTTTTGGATCAAGAAAAAACTTGGCAGTAGGTTCAGAGATGTTTGCAGAAGCAATGTCATGGAACGGAACGTTTTTAAGAGGTTTAACATCCTCAATAACTGGAACATTCGTATATCCAAATAACTTGGCTACATCACTTACCGCCGAAGCTCCAATGGTTGTAGCACGCGCAAATCGTCCAATAATAGGAATTCGATGCATATATTGCGAAACATTCATAAGAGCTGTTGCTGGTCCTGAAACTGGACCATTTCCATACTCGTCATCACCACCTTGAAGGATGGCTTTGAAAGTAGGTCCAACAAGCACAGGCGACTCCATCCAGGCATAAATCTGAATAGTAACTCCATTAGAAGTCGCTCCATTTGCACTAGTTAATGTGGTATACTGTAGCATATTAATATTACCCATTTGGGCAACAGTAGCAGCTGTAGTGATATCCAGATAATTCTGGGGCCACATAAAAGGCAAAGTCATACATCCTCCGCTACTCGTTTGTGGATAAATCCATATATGAGGGCGCTGAGAACGAGGAATGTACTTGTTGTTTGTGCTAGCAAGTGCTGGAATTTGACTTGGAAGCGGTGTGTAGTTGAACAGCAGAGCTCCATAATAAAACGGAGATGCATTCACCATCACCTTAAGTTTCAAATCTCCACGCAAATATGCGAAGTTTTGTAGCTTATTGGCAATGTACGAATTGGACAAAAACAAAGTCCATGGATCAAAAGTCTGTTCACCAAAACCAGATTCTGGCCAAGTAAAAGTTTTAATCAATGTTGGTCGGGAAAGAAATTCTCCCATCGGCGCACCATGTTGATCATCAACAGCACTATCAGCAGGTGGTGGTCCGAAGTCTATCAATTCTCCGGCATTACCATCCACAAACACAGCTGTTTGAGATTCATACACCTTAGCGGGCTCTTCGAGCCCAATTCTGGTTGTTGTTTCAGCAGGACCAGTAACTGCTATTTCATTATAACTTGTAGCGAGTTGTTTATACTGTGGCAGGCTAACTCGGGCCATACCACACGGCATATCGCCAAGGTCCGTCCCTACACATGGGCTGGCTAAATAACCAGGAGACTCTTGTTCTCTGTGCCTTGGGAGTGCGCAGTCATCCACATAATTGGACCATTGTAGTGGACCGATCGCACTCTTGCATACTCTTTGGCTAGCGATCAACGCAGGACATGGTTTACACGCCCCTTGCAGAAAAATTTCATACTTTTCATCTGAAACAATTTCCACTTCTTGAACTTTCAATAAGGGTTCAAGTAAACCTCCAATTGGTCGGTTCTCCTTTATCCATGCATTGCTATTTCGAATATAATCAGCATGCAATTTGTGGAAGGTTGGTAGTTCCTTCCAGAGACCGTGTTTCTTCATGAGTTTTTCAAAAAAACATTTCTGTTTTTCGAATTTCTCTCTTCCATACCAAAAATACTCACGAACTGCTGAATCAATAGAATCTAATAGCAGTTGATCCGCACTCTTATCCGACGAAGCCCTACCATACATCAAGCTCTTTATAATTGAAGATTCATCTAGCGGGCAAACATAGTGTTTTATTTCACTATCAAATCGCCACTTCCTCTTCAAAAATTCACCCTCATCAATTGTGATGTAGGGTCTACTTTCTGCTTCTTTATCTGCCATTGTATATACAATCCCAATAGTTGAGAGTGCTTCTGCAATCGCAGTATGGTTGTAGAAAGGAGCTTCCGGTGAAACATCTTGGCAATTGTCATCGCCATAGGTCAAAAGTGAAACATTATCACAAAATTCCTTGGCAATAATTAACCAATCGTCCACCGAATTGGCTTCTCGTGCTGCTGGATGTAAAATACACCAACAATAACGCATATACATAGCATTCACAATACCATTAATAATAACAGTGAGTGCCTGTCCAGACGGATTCTTCCCTGTGAGTTGAATTAAATCACCAAAGAAATCCACCGTCGCATACGAAATATCTTGTGCTATACACTCAACTATTCGTATATGCGCTTCATCTGCTTGACACTTTTGCATAAATAACACAATCGCATCAAAAGCAGATCTTAGGAAAATCACTAACATCGAGGAATCAAATCCCTTGAAGTCACCAAAAATCCCATTTTGCCCACCACTCTGCGAAGTGAGAAATTCACGAAGAACCTCCCACTCAATAGATTGGGCCTCAGTACCAGGTGCTTGTTCAAACACAGTCTTATTTTTCTGCACTATACGAACAAAAGACAAAAGAGCCATTCTCATCACAATGATGAAATCAACAGGACCCCCCATAAAACAACGGGTGTTCTTCTCTCTAATCTTTTTCCACTTTCTCACTTCATCCTTAAGGGATGCTGTAAAAACTGGATGCACCAATTCTCCCCGTAAATACCGTTCGAGAATCTCATCAACACGCTCAATGATGACCTCACTAAAAGCCACTGGCCCAGTAAGATCATCTTCAAGTGGGAAGATAAACTCTTTCTTCGGTTTCTTATAAGGGAAACCACAACTCGACTTCATATTCATTCGGTCGACAAAACGGACACCTGCTTGTCCATTTGTTGCAGTATGTAGGTCATACATCATTAACTCATCTTTCCACTCTGGAATGATTGATGACCAACGCTCGACCACAGCTAACATACATGCACGCACAATTAAAGGGTTGGCTCCAGTATTATTTGTTACCAAATTCTTCAAATTGTTGCGCTTGACCTCCCAACCTTTAAGGATCGGATGGCCAAAGTCACATGAGTACCCAGCATCTTCTAAATCACATTTAATCACGTGTTCAAATATTTTGCTTCGTGGTGCTACTCGAAAACCTTGGAAAGTTCCAAAAGCTCGGGCATTACCTTCTTCAAAAAAACGCAAAGGACTCTTTGGGTGGAGTTCAGCGAGCTTACCAACACGAGACACTACACAATCCATCATCGGTTCAGAACCTTGTATGGTCGATTGTGGTAAATCACTTCGGAAAACTGGCATGGCGTACATCACATTTGAACCAAAAGAGGTCTTCAAAATACGATGAATACCAGCCAAAACTGGACCACCGGGTGTGTCGAGGACCAAAATAGATCCACACTCGCCATCTTCTGTCAAGCGCGAAGCACCAGTACACTCCCAAGCAGACATTTCTTCAATAACTTCAACGTTATCACGTCTATACTGCAAAGCAATCCGCTTCACATATCGACAATTTGTATAGTCAATACGTGTGAGCGTACCGGTTTTATCACGCCCAACTAAATAGGCAGGCCCAACATAAGATTTGATTTCTGCATTAGCAAACCAGTCGATAATAGACCGGCGTGGTTGTGAATCAATCAATTCTAATGTTACGACATCATTAACACCTGAAGGTAGTGCATTAACACTCAATTCTGGTGAAAATGTGAAGGCAGAATTTAGGGTTAAACCCTTTTCAACTTTCTGCCAATAACACTTACCCTGAACAACTTGTTTGTTGGGTATAGTGTGTTGTGTGGTTAAGAAAACATTTCCCGCCACACAAATGCCTCGAGAAGATTTGCCCATCATTGTTTTCTCATCTGATAACATGTTAAAGTAAACAATATGTCTACCCAAAATGGTACAGATGACATCTCTCGATTTTCCTTTCAACGATTGAGCAATACGAGGCATATCCCATGCAGATAATTCATATGCATCTTTCTTCCAAACACTCTCTCTTTCCTCCTTGGGATCTGGTGGTCGTCCAAGAGAAGCAGCTAAACCTTGTTCAGTACTACTAATAGATTTCCACCACATACGGGCGGCTATAAGTGCCATTGGTATCAGTGCAATAAAAATAAGGAATTTGAATTTAAGTCCTCCTAAGAGTACGAAAATTCTCCTCCCTAGATCTGCAATGGTTTGAGGAACATTTGCAATTTTAGTGCATACATTAGTATAACCCTCGCGCAATTTCTCACAAAATAGAACATAAATTCTAGCGCGCAAATGTTGATACACTGAAATGTTCCACCTAATGGGGCGACTATATCTGGCCCCCCACGCTGTTGAGATCACAAAATCAGCACCTACCAGCATAATAGCATGCCAAAAATTAATGATCATAACAAACCACATGGGAAAGCCTAACAAACTCAAAACGAATGCCGTTACAAATCTGCCAGGACTTTCAAACCATGAATCCAACCAAGATCTCAGAGGTCCCAAGAAAAGTGACGAATAATTTTTCAAATAATCCGATTGAATCCAATCAACAAAACCTACTTCATAATCAGTCACACCTGCTTGCTCTGAAGTCTCAAAATTAGAGTCTGAATCGCAAACACAGAACTCCGAACAACGTTCTTCACATGGAACACAATACGTTGTAACTAAACTCCCATTTTCTATATAAGAATTTACATATCCAAAATGATCATTTACAGCATCAACTCGTAGTTCCATACCATTATGTTTATAGCAAATAGGACATTCATCCTTCTGACAAGGTCCACGTATTGAAGTACCTTCTTCAAAAGGTCCTGCATGGCATATAGCAACACAAAAACATCGTTCTCTCAACATACCTGGACATTTGTCACAGGCACACAAACACCGAGTGGGATCTAAACCACACTCAGTGCAAGCGTTGCAATCGCACATTGCAACGGGTAACACACATGACTCACAATACTCAATATGACGCATCTCATCAGTTGAGTCAATCATTATCTCTTCATTTGTCATGTGTGTATTAATAGCTTTTGTTAGCCATTTCAAATACTCACGAATCGACGTATAAGTAGCAATCGTCTCGTAAGTAAATTGTTGGCAAAACATAGCCTTAGCGTCATTGGAGGCGTGCGAACCCTCCACAGCTCGAACCTGTTTCACAGTGATCTTCCAGTAGTCACAAATTGCACCTTCTGGCGTATGACACTTAGCGGAATCTAAACCGTCTAAAGGTGTCTTAAGCTCATCCTTTGGCTCAATAATTATCTGGAAAGGCAACCGACGTGCAACTGCTAAAGGGCAGTTAAAAAAGAATGGAATATTCAAATCAGGCACATTTGTAGTCACCATCAAAAGATCAGGTTCACATGGATTTTTGCCCTTATCTTCCACAGCCGCAAACACTGGCATCATGGCCATCGTGTTGCGTATCTGGATGATATTAGCAATGGATTGATCTACCCCTTCAACCTTGTCGGGTTTATACTGGGCAGCATCATCCAAAACTATACACCACTGGTCAGTAGTGAAGTTATCCATATACTGGTTATTTGAATTCATGACATACATCATGTCAAATGAATTCTTCTTATTTCTCACTCTTGCAAAATGCAAAAAATTCAACCGTACGAAAGTGGATTTACCCACAGAGGATTTGCCGAGGACCGCAAACGAAAATGGTGCTTTCCTAGGTGACTGCGCATCAATTTTACATGACACATTGATGTTAATCGCTTCCAATTTCATAACGCGATTATGCAGTTCAATAACCCCTGGTCCTTTCTGGTCTA